TGAGGCAATCGCTTCCCTGCTGTTCGATTGACGGGCAGCGCCCCCATCGCCTACAATTCTCACAACACACACAGCACAGCATGAACTTCGCCACCGCCACCAAAGCAGAACTCATGGCAGCAGGTTTCACCATGAAGACCATCCGCCCACGTCGCCCACGCAAGGGTGAGTTGATCTGCCAGCGGGTTGGATTCAAGACTAAGCGTGGCAGTCAGCAATGGAAGGACCGTGAGCACATCGCCTCGCCTAGCGCCTACGCTGTCGTGATGGGCAACGGGTAGGGCAGTCTACCACACAGGGGCGGGGGGACTGTTGTTTGCCCCTTGCCCCCCTAGCGCCCCCGCGCCAAGCGATCCCCAAAAAAGTACCTTCTTTCTAACCTACAAACGTTTCCCAGCGCCCGATAAATATTAAAGGGAAATCGAGATCTCAAAACAACTCGAAAATAAAAAATTTCCCAGGTATAAAACGCCCTCAAAAGTCGATCATGAAACACAAAGTAACTTACAGGACGCCTAACGGCGTATTACAGGAAACCATGTTTGATCAATTTGATGAATTTTGTGACAGCATGGAGGACGTAGCAGCACAATATTACCAGGGACTGAAAGAACCTGGAGATGTTAACATTGAATCAGTATTAGACGATGGAACCACAAGAGGAGAGAAAGTTTCATTCGATGGCAGATCTGGATTCCTATCTGAGGAAAATGAAGCTGATGTATAAACCCCCTGGTGGGGACTATATGCTTCTGACAGACTATCTGAACACCGTAGAAGAGCGATTAAGGAGGTTAGAGGGTGAGTCAACTAGTAATCCCTGAAACCGTCGATACAGGGCATACAGACGGCAATTGTTTGTATCCTCCGAAAGCATTAGGAGGTTCACCGATTGAATCACCTAACATTAAGATTGACAAGAAGCAGGTAAAGTTCTACACTAGTGCCACGCCACCTGAGAATGTGGATGGTACTAAAGTAAATCCTCTCATTCCTGCTCCATGTGTACCAGGAGTAAGAGTGTTAATACCAAAGAACAACACGAATGTGTTTTTCAATGGACAGTTACCGATTGTTGTCGGAGATGTCTGTCAAACGCTAACAGGCATTGAGAGACCATTGGTAGGACCATTTGGACCGAGCACGGTTGTGATCGGCACCAAGTCATGATATAATATTAAAGTCAACTGAGGTAATTATGGCAAGAGCAAAGATTGGACTGAGTGGTCAGCAGATGATCGAGTCCCAACCCAAGAACACCCGTCAGGGAAATGGGAAGAACACGAAGTATGCTGCTACTAGCAGAAATAAAGCAAGGAAACCATATCGTGGACAAGGTAAGTGAAGTAAGAGAATGGATTAAGCATGTTTCGTTGAAGCGTGGGGAACTGGGTGGTTTTGCCATCTGTCCCTACGCTTTTTCTGCGTCTGTACATATAGAGGAACGCGCTCTGAAGGATGTGACTCTGATAGAAGCGGGCGCGGATGTTATTATTTTTATTGTTGAAGATTGTAGTGTTGCTGCTATGATGGCAACGGTAGATCGTCTTAATATGTGTCATAGGGATTATTTGTTCCTGGACGATCATAAAGACGAACCCACGTTTATTAATGGGGTTCAGTCAAACTTTGGTAAACATAATTTAATTTTGTGTCAACGCCGTGATAAATTACTACAGGCGAGAGAAAATCTTCACAAGACGGATTATTATACCTATTGGCACCAAGAAATGTACGAGAGGATTATCAATGGCAAATTCACCAGTAGACAAGAGCAAACAGTTCGTAGACTCTGGAATGACACTCATAACGGATCCAGCAGCTGATTATTGGTTAGAGAAGGCAGCGAAAGCAAAAAAACCAATAGATCCTCGTAACGATGAAGATTATGACACTTGGGAGTATGGTATGGAATACCTTCCAGGTGATATGGAATGGGCAGATGGTTTTGTTGGGAAGTGAGATAAATAATCAATAAAGCTGCCTTTATGCCAGAGATCGTATCATATAAAGATTTCAATCTCAGTTTTAAACCCCATCCTGTAACTGAGGATTTAATGGTGGTGAAAGACAATGCAGATATTAAGCAGTCACTTAAAAGTCTTTTATTGACAAAAAAGGGTGAGCGACTGTTTAACTATGATATTGGAACAAATCTGACCAGTTTATTATTTGAACTTGCCGATTATTCTACAGCATCACTTATTCGTGATGAAATGATCGTTGTAATTTCTAATTTTGAAAAAAGAATTGTCATTAAAGAACTAACGGTCGATGTTAATTATGAAGACAATGGTTATGATATTCGTTTGTCTTATGAGATTGTTGGTCGTTATGATACCCCTGTAAACGTAGAATTCTTCCTAGAGAGTGCTAGATAACCATGCCTTCATACGTACAAGTCGCTAATTTAGACTTTCAAGACATCAAAACCGCTCTCAAAGATTATCTAAGGGCACAATCAGACTTTACTTCATATGATTTTGAAGGGTCAGCGATGAATGTCCTTTTGGACGTTCTTGCTTATAATACTTACTATACAGCGTTTAACGCTAACATGGTAGTTAATGAGTTGTTTCTTGACTCTGCTACCCTTCGTGATAACGTTGTAGCACTTGCTAAGCAGTTAGGATATAAACCCAAGTCAAAAACCGCCCCTAAGGCAAAGATTACCTTTGAGGTAGATTATCCCCAAAGTGCCCCCGAAACCGCCGTACTGAGGAAGGGAACGGGGTTTACGACAGTATTTGATGACACTCTCTATACATACGTCGCTATTGAGGATCAAACGGCACCTGTAGAGAATGGCACTGCTTATTTTAATGACATCGAAATTTACGAAGGCACATTAATTACAAATAACTTTATTGTAACGACAGACAGACCACAAAGATTTATCTTACAAAATAGTGGTGTCGATATTGATTCAATTAGAGTAAAAGTTTACAATAGCACCCAATCGACAGCTTTTTCTTGGTATGAGTATGCCGACAATATTCTTAATGTAGAACCAAACTCCAAAGCATTCTTTTTAGAAGAAATTGAAGATGAACGCTACGAATTATTCTTCGGTGATGGTGTTCTTGGAAGAAAGTTAGAGAACGGCGAAAAAATTGAAGTATCGTATCTTGTTACTAATGGTGAAGACACCAATGGTGCTAGGAATTTCACTTACAATGGTGTTTTACAAGATTTATTTGGTGGCACTGGATATCCCACTGTTGTTTCTATTACTAGCACCGAACCTTCAAATGGTGGTGCTGGAATTGAAAGCATTTCTAAGATTAAATTTAATGCTCCTAAGTTTTTTGCCACTCAGGACAGAGCGGTAACTGCTGCTGACTATGGTGCTATTATCAGAAACTTGTATCCTGCTATTTCTGACATCATTACATTTGGCGGGGAAGAGGATGAACCACCCGAGTATGGCAAAGTAAAAATTGTTGTCAAACCAGAGAACGCTGCTACTTTATCTACAACAACTAAGAGAGATTTAACAGCAAAACTTAAGAAGTACATGGTTGCTTCGGTAACACCAGAGATTGTTGATCCATCTATTCTTTATGTTGAGGTTACCAGTCAAATTTATTACTCATTAACAAAAACGACTCAAAGACCTGAGCAAATTAGAGCAAAGGTTGTCACATCTGTGGAAAACTATTTGAAACAGGCAGAGGTAGAGCAGTTCAATGGTAAATTTAGATACAGTAAATTTGTATCTACAATTGATAATGCTGATGCCAGTATTAGTTCTAATACTAGTAGTATTACATTGAGAAAAGATTTCGTTCCACAAATTAATTCAACTTCATATTATGAGTTGTGTTATCAGAACATTTTTGACAAAGATTGTGAGGGATCGACCGTTGCCTCAACTGGGTTTAAGGTATCTGAGTTCCCAACGTACACCGTGTATTTTGAGGATAGGGATGGCGTAATCGTCCTATATAGAATAGACAATTTGACAGGTGAAAAGATTACACTCAACGACTCTTTGGGTACAGTAGATTATGAAAAAGGCGAAATTAAGTTATACGATTTAACTATCGTTCAAGGTAGTTTTGGTGACAATAAGATTGAAGTTCGTGTAAGACCCAAAAACTTAGATATTGTTGCTTTGAGAGAAGTGTATCTAGATGTTGATTTGACTAAGAGTAAGTTCACGGCATACCCAGAGTAATTAGATGGCTCCTAAGAAGAGAAGATTATCATCCCTAGTTGAGTCACAACTCCCAGGGTTTATCCGATACGAGTATGAAAATTTCTCTAAGTTCGTAGAAAAATACTACGAGCAACAGGAGTCTGTTGGTCAGCCAATTGACATCATTTCTAATCTTGGTAAGTATAGAGATATTGATACTTATGAGAAGCATCTTCTTGAGCAATCATCCACGCTTGTAAGTAATATTGCTGCCGACTCTACTACATTTGAAATAGCAAATGCAACATCATTCCCAGAAGAGAATGGTTATATTAAGATTGGCGACGAAATTTTATTCTATCAATCTAGAACTGGAAATGTCCTAGAAGAGGTTTCTAGAGGTGTTAGTGGTAATACTACCCTAGGAGATCTATATCATTCATCTACGTTTGTTACAACGGCAGCTGCTCCTCACTATCAAAGTGATGTTGTATATAACGTAAGTAATCTATTTTTGTATGCTCTTGTAAAAGAGTTTGAAAAAACTTATCTTTCTTCATTCCCAGAAGCGTATCTTAAAGATGAAGTAGATAAAAGAATTCTTATTAAAAATATCACCAAGTTCTATAAGAGCAAAGGTACTGATAGGTCTGTTAAATTTATTTTTAACTCTATCATTAATAAAGACCCTGATGATATTCCTGTAGTTGTCAGTCCAAAAGACTATACATTAAAAGCTTCTACATCTGATTGGTCTCAAGATTATTATCTTGCTGTAAAACTTGTTAATGGCGATGCCGAAGATTTAATCGGTCAAGTTATTACTCAAAATTTAGATCCTTTTAATTCCGATATCACTTTTGCTTCGGGTGTTGTTGACAACGTAACTTATGTCGGTAACGACGAGTTTGACGGATACTACAAAGTTATTCTAGAGAAATCATCCGTAAATGGTGAGTTTGCCGTTGCGGGAAGAACTAAGACGTTAGTGGGATTAACTGCTCAAGCAACCACTGATGATAGAATTACTGTAAAGTCAACAATGGGATTCCCTCAAAGTGGAAAACTATTGATTGGTGATGAAGTAATTATTTACAAGGACAAAACAGTAAATCAATTTATTATTGGCGAAAGAATTGGACCAATCCGTAATCACAATGCTGATAAAAATGTATACACATATGTTGACATCACTAGTTCTGATGTACGACTAATTTCTCTTGGAATGGTTTACAATTTGTCTCCAGTTGTTCCTGCTCCATATTCTTCTTCTGGAGAACGTGTTCAAATTTCACAACCTGGATTTGAAACTCTAGATCCAATTGTTTACGATCTAGAGAACAAGAAAAATAGGTGGTTGGTAAACACTGCTGGTTCTTTTGCTACCATCAAAACAGTTGCTCAGAATTTTACGTCCGATGTATCTGCCCTGTTTGAAGATGAACAGTATTATTATGTTGCTTCCTCATCACTTCCATCACAAGATGTTTTAACAAATACCTCGTATTCCGAAGTATTATCTGATCAGAAAAATTTAAAAATTATCAGAAAGAGACCATCAACTACTACTGAGGTGTATAAAACTACCAACAGAGATGTTGGCGTGTTTATTGATGGTGTTCCTGCTATTGGTTATAAAGATACCGAGTTTTTGAAGTATGGAGAAATCGTATCGGTAACAGTAACTAATAAAGGCAACTCATATGCTGCTGCTCCTTATGTCCTTATTAATGAAAGAACTAATCTAGCAAGATGTACATTATCTGGATCTACAGTTGATCAAATTGAAATTTTAACAAATGAAGTATTTGATGAAGATCCTACGATTAGAATTACATCTGGTGAAGGAGCTATCTTGAAAGCAGTAGTGACAAAAGGTGTCATTACTAGTATGGATGTTATTAATCCAGGTAGATACTATTCATCACCACCTAATATTAGAATTGTTGACAATCTAGGAAAGGGTGCTTTTGCTGAATATGAAGCAATTTTAACTCCAGATGGAAAACTTGATGGAGCTCGTAAAATTAGTGGTGGTAGATTCTACACTTCTGGACAAGTTAATGTAGTAGTGGAAGCAGTTGGAAGAAATGCTTCTGGAGTATGTGAAATCAAGAAGTGGGTTTATGATAGGTATAACAGATATAAGAATAATCTAGATTCAAATAATGGCACTATTTTACCAAACTACAATCCTGGAAAGGGATTTGGATATGCTTATCTCGCTAACCCCGATAAGTTAAGAGAAAGAGCATATAGCAGTCCGTTAGAATATAGTCAGAACAAAGCGAATGCTACTAAGAAACATTCACCAATTTTAGGTTTTGCCTATGATGGCAATCCTATCTATGGTCCATATGGTTACAGTGTTCCTACTAATAGTGCTTCTACTGTACAAAGACTGAGTACAGGATATAGAATTAATGGCAGTAGACCGAAAGGTCCTGATACTGGAAGGTATCCACTAGGGACTTTTATTGACGATTATACTTGGACTCCTAGCATTAATTCTGGTAAGACCGAATTAGATCAAAATAATGGAAGATATTGTGTAACCCCAGAATATCCAAACGGAACGTATGCTTATTTTATCACTATCGACGATAATGAGGTTCCACAGTTTCCATATATTCTAGGTGACAACTTTTATTCTCTACCAGTAGATTCTAACTACAATTCAAATATTTCACAAGATGATATTCCTTTTGGAGTAAAATCTTTGAGAACCACAACATCAGAACAAAATGGTGGAGGATTTTTTGGTTTTATTAAAGATGTCAAGAGTGGTAATATATCTTCTGCTTATATTGAAACCACTAGGGATTACTTCTCTCCTGGAGGAGATGTATACATCAATAATGATGGTACTGGTGGATTTGGTGCTGTAGTCAAAGTAGATGAAGTTACTGGCAAGACCGTTCAATCTATTGAATCCCAAGAAACTAAAGCAGTTAAAATTAGCACAGTTCAACCAGCATACTTTTTTAAGGGAGATGAGATTATTCAGGTTGATTCTGAAGGAAATAGTTTTGTTGGTGGAGAAGTTATTGGCGATGTTATTAACGAAAATACTTTTGTTTTAAGGAATGTCTCTGGAGATAGTGATTTTAAGATTGAAGATGGTTCTACTATCCAATCGGAAACTTTAGTCCAAAGAGTGGTATTAGATATTGATGCTAGCTTTACTATTGGTTCTACGATTAGATTGACGAATGATGATGATGAAGATGTAGCGACTGGTTTAATTTTAGAAACTACAACCAGACAAAATTCACTCACCATTAAGGTTGACGATATCACTAAACCTTTTTATGCCACTACCGATTATTATTTACGTAGTTCTACACTAAGTGATACTAATAGAGCAGAAATTATTTCTGTAAATTCGTTAAGTAGTGGTTTAGAACCATTTGAAATTGATGATAATATTGCTATTGTTCAAACTGATGGCGATCATAATCTAGGAATTAATGACAAGGTTAACGTCACTGTTATTCCAAATGATGCTACTACCACCACAACATATTATGTCAGAAAGAGATTATATCAAAGAGCAACAGTTCTTGCTCCATCACACAGTTCTGTTATAGAGGATAAAGGTCTTGGCAGTTTTGACATTTTAAATAGTGGTTTAGAATACACATCAAATACGTATGAAGATGTAGAACTTATTTTTCAAGATTCGAATTTAGCACGTGCCAATATTGGTAAGCTAGGAGATTCTGGAAATGCTAGAGCTACAGTAGTTGTTTCTAGTCCTGGCGGATTGGGAACTGGTACAGTTACGTCTATTATCATTACCAATAAAGGATCTGGATATAGAACTGGCGATATTCTTACTATTAGAGATAGTGATCTCAGCAGAGCCGCTAACGCAGCATCAACTCAAAGGATTACTCTACAAGTAGATCATGTTGGATTTGCTTCTTCTAACACAACATTATACGTTTCTAATGTAAATAACCTTTCACAAAATGATTTGATTAAGATTGGTCCAGAAATCCTCAAGATTACTAGAGTTGATACTCAAACAAAGACTGTTACTGTTGAGAGAGGACAAGAAGGTACTGTACCTACAAATCACTATGATAGAGCATCTGTATCTTTAGTTAATCCTTATTATAGATTTGATGATAACTTCCGTCCTTTTGGTGATGGTATTACTAAACCGTATTTGTTAGATTATGATCAAGATAATCAAGAAATCTTTGTTGGGTATGACTATAATGTAGCAAATCCACAGAAAATTGCTCAAAGCACTAGCTTCTTTGACAATAGTGTTCCTAGAAAACTTGTACAAATGAGATCTGTACAAGATGCTGCTTATAATCTAGAGTTTTCGACTGACAATACAAACTTTGAAGTAAATCCCATTATCAATATTCAAAAGTATTACAGATATACATTTGATGTTTCACATGTGTCTATGGCAGATACATATCTAGATTTTTCTGCCAGTGCTAACTATAATATCTTTACAGAAGAAAAAGAAGTTAGTAATATTTCTCCAGGAAGTGCTGGATCTTTTGTTAGTATTAAATTAGGATTTGGTCCAGCTATTTCTAACAACAACTTCCAAAATCAACAACCGATTAACTATCAAAACTATTTTTACTTTATTAAAGTTTCTCCTGATGTGGATACAAGTAATTCTTATTTAAGAATTATCAACGATCCATTAACATCAATAAACACCGTAAATTATGTTACTTCCGATAGATTTGTTTATTCTATGGCAGAAGTCCCTGCCTATGATGGATCTGGAGATATTTCATACACAACTACATCTAGGGAAGCAATTGGTGGACTGACCAACATTAAAATTGTCAATACAGGAGAAAATTATAATCTTCTTCCAACAGTTAAAGGTATCTCATTGTCTTCCGAATTTGAAGCAAATGTTGAACCATTTTATGATGAAATTGGTCAAGTTGTGACTGGATTTGATATCATTGATGGCGGTAGTAATTATTCAAAACCTGTACTAATTGTTACCGATGGCGATGGATCTGGGTATGAATATGAATGTGATGTTCAGTTTGGTAGAGTCTCTACAATTAGAATCTTATCGAAAGGTGAAGGATTTACATATAAACCATCTGTGAGAATTGTTGAATCGGATGTTAAAGTTTACTTAGAATCTAATAATATTGGATTGCCGAAGAATATTCAAATCAGCGGTCCAGGTAGAGGATTTAATGCTGACGAGTCTTTATTAAGCACTTATAAGTCACCAACTACATTTGTACTGAGAAATATTTCTGACAAGTTTTTCTTTGGTGAAAAAATTATACAAGATGCTACTGGCGCTACTGCTATTGTATCTGAGAATGGATACAGAGAAGGAAGTAACTTATTAAAAGTAAATTCTTTGAGTGGTGTATTTAAGAATGGCGAAGAAATCAAGAGTGCTATTGGTTCTAGAACAGCAACTCTCTATGCCCAACTTTCTACAGAATTTGACCCAGAAATTAAATCATACGTTGATAATTTTGGTTTCTATACATCAGATAGAGGTAAACTAAGCAACAATAATCAAAGATTACAAGATTCTTACTTCTATCAAGATTACTCATATGTTTTAAAATCTAAAACATCTATTGAAGTATGGAGAGATCTGATTAAAGAAACGACTCACCCAGCTGGATTCCAGTTATTTGGTGAGATGGTTGTTGATAGTAAGGCAGAAGCACCAATGCCTACTTCACAACCCACTTTAAATTATGTTAGTGTAATTGAGTTACCTACGGTACAGATAACATCTCTATCATCTTCTAGAGTAATCACAGTAATTCAAGAGAAGTTTGAAAACACTATTATTGAAGATGGTGTTGGATCTGTTTCTGTAGATACTTTTGATACCACTGAAACTAACACTTATAATGTGTCATTAACACCAGCATTTGATGGTAGATTTGATCCCAATACTGGACAAGTCATTGGTACTAAGACATTTACCATGGTTGACCAGGCATCTGGAAATGCTTTAACACTGTCTAGAAATGAACAACTATTTGTCACATTAGATAGTGTTATTCAAGAACCAGGAGTTTCTTACACCATCAGTGGATCTTCGATTACATTTGCTCAAGCACCTTTTGGTGATAGAGTAATTGAAGGTCAAGATGTTTATGCTGTTAAGTTTTTTGGTAGGGCAATCAAATTTAAGAACCCAACCTTAAACACTAGGTATTTTAGAAAACTCCAAAGCATTGCTAATCAGTTTGATGGCGTACAATTTGAATTTGATCTTTATTGGGAAGATGGTACTATTGTAAAGACCGATCCCAATGAAAATCTCATTGTAGCATTAAATGGTGTTATTCAAAAGGCGAGAGGAAATGAAACCGAACCATTTGGAAACTCGTATTCTATTATTAGAGATGAAGACTCTAGTGTAGCCGATAAGATTAGGTTCTCCAAACCACCAATCGACAACGAAGATCTTTATGGTCCTCCAGAAGAATTACCAGAGGAACTCAAAGCGTATGAAAAGTGTTTCATCTACAGTATTGGTAGTTATCAGCGTCTAAAAATTAATTCGAGGCTTTATGAGTATAGATTTGGCGGTCCTTATCTAATTCAAGATGAAATTACTAACGAGATTAGAAAGGTTGATGATTCTTCATATGCCTTGGTATTCATCGATGGTGTTTTACAACAAGAAGGAAAATCCTATCAAATTGTAGGACCAAATATTACTTTCACAGAACCACTTAAATCGTATGAAGACGCTACTGGTCTTAGAGTCACCCAGGATGTAAATATCATTCTGATGTACGGTAGAGATGTTCCTAGAACTCTTACTTTCTACGAATTTGAACCTAATACTTTTAGTAATACACTACAAGTTACTTTAGAAGGAACTGGCATTACTCAATCTATTATTGATGCCTATGATATTAGATCTGTAAATCCAAGAGTATATTTCACTCAAGGTTCTACTTTAGTTGGTAAACTTGCTACGTATTCAATTCAAAGTGCTGACAAGATTATTATCAACTTTGCTAATCCACTGAACGTTAAATTAGATTCTGACACTCCACTTACGATCAATGATCTAGATTATCTGTATACAGGAAATTATAATTCTGCTGTTATTTCAGGAACTTATACAGTAAGTTATGAATATAAAACAGACGAAGATGGTGATCGGGTTCTTGAAAGATCTGTACCTCAGTGGTTGTATGGATTAGTAGCTGGCAACCGAGCATGGAATAATAGAAATTCTATGTTTGCCAACTTGATTCCTGGTGATAAAATTCTAATTGATGGAGAATCTAAGTACCGTACTGTAACTGCTACGCCAGATACAGCTAAGGCGATGAACTATAGAGATGGCGATCTAGTTCAAACCGCCATTTATGCTAAGGCAAACGTAACTGATTATAATGGAGACACTCAAGGTGTTGGTTTAAGTTTGACCGCTAATATTAGTGGTGGTGCTGTTCAAACCTTAAATGTTGCTGATGTTGAGTGGAACCAACGTGACCTACAACTTTACTTTGAGCAAGATATTCTTTTACAACCCACTGCTTATGAATATTACACCACTCCAGAAGTTCACTTCATTCCTGTAGATGGAAATGGTGGTGGTGCTAAGGCAGAGGTTATTGCTTATGGTGGTCAGATTCTTGATGTTGTATTAACTGAAGGTGGTAGTGGTTACACACAACCACCAAAAGTAGTTGTAGCAAGGCGTTTCAAGAGAATCAAAGAAAACGCTCGTAAAGTTGATACTTTAATTAAACTTGGAGTACAAAGTGTTGAAGGAGTAGGATCTCCAATTAGTTCTGTATCTGAGGTTATTCT